CTATAACCCCACCCAATTTTGCTTCTTGGCGCATACTTCTCTGGTCGGGAATAATCATTTACACCATAATCACTATCTCTATAGTAATACGTATAATAATCATTCCAAAAATTTGTAATTACATCTGCTGCATCGTCATGAAAAGTAAAGTTAACTGGTTCATATTGAATATTAGTTTGTACAATATTTTTTCTATTATATGCATTCAGAGTCTTAGTACCTATGCTAAATTTTGGTAAGTCAACTCTTTTAACTAACATCCCAGTTTCTAAATTTTGGAATCTATCAGCAAAACTTAAAACTCCTCCAAGAAATCCACTACCCAACTGAGTTTGACTTGGATCTATATTAATTACAACATAATATAAAAAACTTTGTTTGGGTGCTAATCTATATGTATCTGTAACAAACAATTTAGTTGCATGATCATACGGATGTGTGAACGTCCCTTTAGCTAAAGGTTTTAAATCAGCGTTATATAGTGAGGCCATATTAATATTTATTCAATAAAAAAGCTCGCCGAAGCGAGCTTTGTGTGTAAAGTATTTCTTTTTATCCTGTGATAGCAGCAGTGTTAAACTGTGTTATACCAGGAGCGCCTACTCCGCCACCTGTTGTTTGTATAGCATTATCGTAACGTATACTCATAGTTATAGTAACCATGTCATTGCTACCATAATCAACGTCATTATAATTTACATCTGTTAAGAAACATCCGTATAGCTGCCATGTTTCTAGCACTATTGGCTCAACTGTACCGTTTGCACCATCTAACATTTCTAGTGTAGTCATGAACTTGTAATCAATTCCAGAACTTGCACTTGCTTGTTCCATAAAGTCGAATTGCTTCTGTAACTGTTCCCCCACTAGTCTAGAAACATTGCCGCCGGCATCATCACGCAATGATACCGCAACTGCATTCCAAGTTGGGCGACCAGCCAAATAAACTCGGCTGTTGTACACAGGAACTTCAATTGGATCAAATGTTACTTGCGGACGAGCAAACGTCATAATTTGTTTTGTTAATTCTGTCTTAGGATTACTTACACCAAAATTATCAAATGTAGCTCTGAATCTAAATTTAAGTTTTGGCATTAATAAGCCTTGGTTGGTAGCACTTTGGTTACCACCCAATGGGACTGTGAATCTTGTTAACGATGAAACTGCCATATTATGCTCCTGTTCCTACGGCTGATGCTGATGCTAAATTGCCATCCTGTATTTCTCCAGGATTCTTAAGTCTAATAGGAATGTAAATAAATTCAACATCTTTAGTTGGTTGAACTGCCACATCCACATACAGCTCATTTCTAGCAATACGCTCAGGCGTGTTATTTGTTGTGTCGCAAACCACTAAGTAGTCTGTTACACCTCGTTTTGCTACTAAATCGTTTAGTAAACTGTTTACTACTGCAAGAATTGCATTTCTTGTAATAGGATCGTTTGGTTCAAACACAAACGGTCTACTAATAGTATTTAAAGTCTGTCTTAGATAATTTACAAGACGTGCAACATTAATTCTGTCCAGTGCGCTAGGAGTAGAACTCAGTGTCTTTTGTCCATAAATCAATAATCCATTTCCTGGAAGGAAAGTAAGTGGATTAATTTTATTAGTGTAAAGTACATCTCTTAGACCCTGAGTTACACCTATATTAATAAATTGACCACTTGCACTATCAATGTATCCTATAGCATTAAGGTTATCAATTAAACCCCTGCGTGTTCCAGCTGGTGCTAACCAAGGATAACTAATGTTATCACTCTTAATAATTGCTCTTATAACAGCATGACTTGCTGGCACTACCACTGGATTACCACTTAAATCGTTGGTTTGTCCTTGCGGATAATAAATTCCAACATAAGGATTGATCGTAACTAAACCACTTTCACTGGTTGTTGTTGCTCCTTCAGAATTTTGTGCCCAAGCTTGAATTGATGTTCCTGTTCCTTGTAAACGTAATGGAGTATCTCCAATTATGAATGCTGTATTATCACGATCTTCGTTTAGAGCAGTCATGTTTTGAATTAATTCTGGATACCCTGGGCATGAAATTAAATTGAAGTTATTAGCATCTTCTCTCAGTGCTGTGCTACTGTCAATAGCAGATTTTAAAGCTGCAACTACTACCCCACGCGGAGCTTTTCTACCAAAATTTGGAACTCCGCTAGAATCGAATCCACTTACTGTTACCCATGCATCTTTTTGAGTAGGCAAGGATTCATTTGGATACGAAGTACTATTAAAATAGTTTACTCTATATTCTTTTACATTATATCCGCTAGCCCTTGTATTGAATATCAGCATGCCACGTGGATATAATGTAGCATCTGGTGCATCTAAATCAACGTAGTTGCTATTAGATAACGCTGCTATAGTTGGAATAGCATCCAATGATGGACTTGTAGTCCCACTTGTTGCCCAACGAGCATCTGCAAAAATAATTCCGTTTTGACTAACTGAATCTGTATTATCTAATAATACCCATTGATCAACGCCGGTTACATTTTGCCATCTATAAATTTTTGGATAATTTTCTAAATCACCTGTGTCCAACCACAAATCACCGTACACTAACGCTGTGTTGTCATCTTGCCTAGTCGGAGCCTCTGTAGAAAGTATAGGCCCTGTTGAGTTTGTTTGAGTTAGATTATACCCGCGAATATCTGAACTTAATGTTCTGTATCCTACCCAAGCAGATCCATTGCTTACCATGATATCTGCTCTGGTTGGAGTATTGTAGTACCATAATGAATTATTGACTGGTGCTACATAAGGTTGAGTAGCACTGGCTGTATAAGTTACATCTTCCAACGGTTTCCAATTTGTGCCTACTAGTGCGGTGTCCCCAACTTCTGGGCTTGCATAAACTCTTGTTGCTGTAGAATTAATACCTACATTCGCTAACGGAGTTCCTGCTCCATCAACAAACACCATATCACCACCTTGGGTGTGTGTTAATCTTACTGCACCTGAATCATCTTGGTCTGCTGTTACGTTAGGGATAGCAGCAGCAAGTACAGCCTGTACAAATCCAACTACAGTACCTGTAGTAACTGTTACATTGTATGAAGTGACTGTTCCTAATGTTGCATTAGCTCTTGTTTGCAATGTAAAACTACTACCAACGCCTGGTGCAACCACCGAATTAGTATTAGCTACAACAACTGTAGAACCTGTGCTAACACGTTGCCATAGATAGTTTGTGCAAGTTAGATTTCCAAATGCATTATATTGACTAAAAACTGTACCTTGAGCAATATTTAAACCACCACCTGTAGGATCTAATCCGTAAGTTGCGGTGAACACATTTGCATAATTGTTTACAGTTCTTGCTGTCCATACGCTTGTTGTACTGTTATATTCCTTAACAGACATATTCATTCCACTGCCTAATGTACTGGCTTTTTGCCAAACAGATCCAGATGGTTTTCCAACAAATGCATTTCCTTGCCATTCCGGAATTTGATTATAAGGTGCTATAGCTGTTACAGCAGCTGGATAAATTCCAGCAGTGATACCCAATGTGGTCAACGCTGTTCCACTTGCATTTACAATGTTACATGCAGAATTGGTGGCGTCTGCTGTAGCACTGATAACAATCTGTCCGTTTAAAACACGAGATTGAATTCCTGTTATACTTGCAGAATTAATTGCAGAATTAACGGAAGAAACATTAGAAGAACCAGTCAATGTTACGTTAGTACTATTAATACTAATGATACTGGTGTTTGCAATTACTGGATTAGTTGCAGTTCCTGTAACTGCTGGTATAGCTGCTTGCCAACCTTTACTACCCACTAGCTGCCATGTATTATCAAATCTTTTGTAAAAAACTGGATTATTTACATCATATGCGTTAACTGTGTAATCACCAATTTGTCCAATGTTTGCTGTTGGAGTAAAGTTATCTCCTTGCAAATATGTTGTATTTGTAATCACCGAAGTTGATTTTTTAGAGAACGATTGAGTACTAGAAACCCATTCGTATACGCCCCAGTCACTACTAGAAACATCTAGCCATAAGTTACCGTTACTTGGATTTGCCAATGGTCTAGAAGTTGTTCCGCCCAACGCACCTAAATCAACGTTAGCTCTTTGTACATAAATTACATTGCTGACCCCTAATGCACTGTATGCTGCCAGCAGGCCATATTCGTTTTGTTCGTCCCCATTTATAGGTGCACCACCAGATGTTGTTTTAAAAATGGGTGTACCAAATGTGGTTACTAGATCTCTTTGACTAGTTATAGTATAAATCTTGCCTGCATTTTCTTGTAAGGTACCAGCAGCTAATGCGGTACCACCTGGGGCAACTTTATTTTGGGCGGTTGCCACAAGAAGGTAAGCTACCGATCCTAATGCAGTTGGTGCATAATTGCTTTGATCTGTAACTGTAACTTGTACGCCTGGTGAAACTAATGCCATGTTTCATTTCCTCATTATTCTGTAAAGATATTTATCGAAAGAAATAAAATATGGGCTGTTTGGTTGCCCTTTGCAAAGGTTTCATAAATATATGATGCAAAGACCTTTATGTGTAGTCTGTAATTCTAATCCAGCCGCAATAAATTATATAAAAGAAGGACAACATCATTATAGGAAACTATGCGATAGTTGTATTCGTAAAGGCAAAAAGTTGAAGCCGATACCCCCAAATTGGTTTAAGTCAGGGTATCGAAAAAAATCTGTGTGCGAAAAATGTGGGTATCGAGGTAAGTACCCAGAAAAACAAATGACAGTTTTTCACATAGACGGCAATCTTAAAAATACTTCTACGCTAAATTTAAAAACCTTATGTTTAAATTGTAGGGTAGAAGTGGCGGCCAGCAGGTTGCCTTGGAAGGAAAGTCCCCTTACACCAGATTTTTAAGTTGATCGTATAAATCTTCGATTGACCCGTTATTGTCTACAATTAGATCGAAATTAGTAGATGCCCAACTGTATTCGCTTGCATGAATTGTTGGATATATTTTTTGCATTTCATTTGGTGCAATACGTGCTAGATTAAACCAGTCTGGATCTGGGCCGCGGGCAATACGTATTACGCGGCCGCCTGCATTACGAATACTTTGAATTTCATTGGGAAATCGACAATCACTGATAACAATGTTATCTTTGGCCAGTCGTATTTTGTTTTCAACGCTGGCAATCCAGATATCATCATGGAACCCTTTTCGACAAACTTCTGTGCCCCACAACTGTAGTACAAGTCTGGGCGTTAATTGGGGCATGTTCAAACGATTAGACCACCAAGGGTCTATTTGTTCTCTCCATTCCCTGGCGTTTTTAGTGCGACCTTCTAGTAACTCTCTGTCCCACCCAAACACTGATGCTACTGCATCTTTAAGAGTAGCTGCAAAGCTATCTCGTCGAAAGCCATAAAAATTTACCAAATAATCT